GGGCACGGCGCTGCTCCTGCGGTCGCTGCCCGCCGCGCCGCCCTGGAGCCAGCAGCCGTCACCGCCGCCGCCGGTCGCGCAGCCCCAGCACGCCCTGATCCTCATCCAGCGCGGCATGGTCACGCCGGGTCACTGGCTCCAGCAGGCCGCCGCCGTCGTCGTCGTCGTGCCGCCGGCCGCGGGCCAGCCGCAGGCCGCGACCACCCTGCTCCAGCAGGGGCTCCCAGTCTCGGCGCCCGGACCGGCGGCGCCCGCGGCGCCGCAGCCGCTGCCCGCACCGGAGCAGGCAGTCACCCTCACGTGGCAGGGACTGCCGCAGACCGCCCAGTCGCCCCAGGCCGCGCAGCCGCAGCCGCCCGGGGTCCAGCCCCAGCAGGCCGTCACCCTCGTCCGGCAGGGCCTGGCGACCCCGGGGAACTTCTTCGCCCAGCCGCCAGCGGTCATCCCCCCGCCGCCAGCCGGAAGCAGCCAGCAGGGCACCGGGCTGCTGGCGCGGGGCCTGCCGCAGCAGTCGCAGTCACCCCAGGTGCCGCAGCCCGCGCCGCCGGGACAGCAGCCGCAGAACAGCGCCGTGCTGCTCATCCAGGGCCTGCTGCAGCAGCAGGCGCAGTACTTCCAGGCCGCGCTGCCGCCGCCGCCTCCCGCGCCGCCGGGGGGACCGCCGCAATCGGTCGCCCTCATCCAGCGGGGCCTGCCCGTCCCGGGGCACTGGCTCCAGGCACCGGCCATCGTCGTCATACCGCCCGCGGCCCGGGCGCAGCCGCAGTCCGTCACCCTGCTGCGCCTCGGGCTGCCCGTTCCCGCTTCCGGCGGCACATTCACTGCAGGTGCCGCCCAGTTCCCCGGCGCGGTCACCGTCACCAGCAAGCCAGCGAGCCCGGTCACGCTCTCGCAGGCCGCGGCTAGCGTGACCATCACCAGCAGGCTCGCGAGCCCGCTCACCCTGAAGCAGGCCGCCGCCTCTGTCACCGTCACCAGCAAGCCAGCGAGCCCGGTCACCGTAAGGAGCCAGCTATGACCGCCGTCCCCGTCTACATGTCCGGGTCCCTCGTCGACACCATCCCCGCGTTCGTTAACGAGGCCGGCGCCCCGGCCGACCCGACCGTGGTCACGCTGAAGTACCGCAAGGGCGCGGGTGCCACCACCACCGTGACCTACCCGTCCGCGCCCATCGTCCGCGACGGTGCCGGTGCCTACCACGCCGCGCTCGACACCACCGGCTGGGCCGGGCCCGGGCTGCAGCGGTGGACGGTTCAGTGGCAGGGCACCGGCGCCGTGGTCGCTATCGGCGCCGACTACTGGGATGTCGACGCGCCCGCACTCTAACCGTCAGGTACAGGGTTAGAGTTGGCGTGACGGCATCCGTCAGCACGTAGAAAGCAGCCGGAGCGGCGATGGCGGTCACAGGCCCGTGCTACTGCACGCGCGAGGACGTGAAGACGGCCCTTGACATCAAGGAATCCGCCCGCGTCAACGCGCAGGTTGATCGCGCCCTGGCCGGCGCCCGCGACTCGGTGGAAACATTCACCCACCGCAGCTTCTACCCGCTCACGGCCACCCGCGTGTTCGACTGGCCGAACTACCAGCGCGCCGTGCCGTGGCGGCTGTGGCTGAACCAGTACGAGGCCATCTCCGTCTCGGCGCTGTCCAGCGGCGGGAAGGTCATCACCGCCGGCCAGTTCTTCCTCGAGCCCGCCAACGAGGGGCCGCCGTTCACCCGCATCGACCTGGACCGCTCCACCTCAGCCGCGTGGACATCAGGTGCGACCCCGCAGCATTCCATCTCGGTGACCGGCGTCTTCGGGTACCGCGCCGACACCGCCCCCGCGGGGGCCCTCGCCGCGGCCATGACCGACACCACCGGCACGGCGGTCACGGTCACCAGCGGCGCGGGCACCGGCGCCGGGTCGTCGGTCCTGGTCGACTCCGAGCGGATGCTGGTCACCGAGCGGGCCATGACCGACACCACGGTCGCGTTCACCGCCCTGTCCGCGTCCGCCGCCGACAACGTGATCACCGTCCCCGACGGGACGAAGTTCGCCGCCGGGGAACTGCTCGCCGCTGACTCGGAGCGGATGCTGCTGACCGACGTCACCGGGAACCAGCTGACCGTAAAACGGGCCTGGGATGGCACCGTCCTGACCGTGCATACCTCAGGCACCCTGTTCGCGGCGCGGGCGCTGACCGTCGTCAGGGGCGCGCTTGGCACGACCGCGGCCACGCACGCGACCGCGGCCCCGGTCGCCTTGCACGTTAATCCCGGGCTCGTCTGGGAGCTGTCCGTGGCCGAGGCCATCAACTTCTTTCTCCAGGAGACCTCGGGTTACGCGCGGACCGTCGGCTCGGGTGACAACATCCGCCAGGTTTCCGGTGCGGGCCTGGCGGACCTGCGAGCCCGGTGCCTGTCCGCGTTCGGCCGCAAGAACCGTCAGCGGACGATCTGATGGCCCGCTCCCGGATCAATGTCAGCACCAGCGGGCCGCTGTTCGACAACCTGTGCCAGGACATCATCCGCGACTGGCTCGACGAGACCAAGCGCGAGATCGCCGATATGGGGGTCCGCGAGCTGGACGCTGTCGAGATGGACAAGTCGGGTCGCGGCACCGGCCACTACCAGTCGATGATCACCACCCGGCTCGTCAGGTTCAACGACATCCTGATCACCGACCCCGTCGTCTACGGGCCCTGGCTTGAGGGCGTTTCCAAGCGGAACGAGAGCACGCGTTTCAAAGGCTACGGATTGTGGCGCCGGACCCGGCTCAGGCTCCGCCGCACGTTCAAGGACGTCGCGCAGAAGAAGCTTGAGGAGTACTACCTCGCCCGGATGGGCGGCAAGCCATGACGGCCCCTTCATCATTGCCGAAGCCGTGCTGCTACGACTGCCTCAGCGAGGACGTTGCCGTTAAGGTCATCGACCCGCTCGGCTTCGAGCACTGGTTCTGCGCCCGTGACTGGGCAGCGCAGCAGGCACTCCACGACAGGCTCATGGACATGATCACCTGCGACCTTGATGAGATTCGAAAAGGCGGTAAGCCATGACGTTTGACGCTGCCGCTGTTGTCGCCCTCCGCGACCAGATCGTCAGCCACGCCATGACACTCGGCGTGTTCGACAAGGTCGCCCAGCATGAGCCGAAAAACGCGCCAGGCAACGGCCTGTTCTGTGCTATCTGGGCGGACACGATCGAGCCGCTGCCTGATGCTTCCGGCCTGGCCGCCACGTCGGGCCGGGTCGCGTTCCACGTGCGGATCATGGGCAACATGCTGCAGGAGCCGCAGGACGACATTGACGGGCTGATGCTCACCGCGGCGACGACGCTTATCGGCGAGTATTCCGGCCATTTCACGCTGGGCGGGACGGTGCGGGATGTGGACCTGCTCGGCGCGCACGGCGAGGCGCTGAAAGGGCAGGCCGGCTACCTGGACATCGACAAGAAGCTGTACCGGATCATGGTCGTCACTTTGCCGATCATCATTAACGACCTTTGGACACAGAATGCCTAAGACCACCGGACTCGGGGATGCGTACTACCTGGACGGCACCGACCTGTCTGGTGACACGCAGGCCGTGCCGACCATCCACGGCGGTCCCGCCGCGCTGGACATGACCGCGATCAGCAACCTGGCCTACGTGCGGCAGGGTGGCCTGCGTGATGGCGGCATCGACTGGACGTCGTATTTCAACCCGGGTGCGGGGCTGACCCACGCGAAGCTGTCGGCCCTGCCGACCGCGGACGTGATCTGCTCCTACTTCAACCAGCCGCTGATCGGCAACCCGGCCGCGTCGATGGTCGGCAAGCAGGTCAACTACGACCCGACCCGGGGCACGGACGGGTCTCTGACGTTCGCCGTGTCCGCGCAGGCTAACGGGTTCGGCCTGGAATGGGGCCAGCAACTGACACCTGGCCGCCGGGTGGATGGCGCGGCCACGGCAGCGGGCCCGGCCAACTCGCTGGACACGCTCGCGCCGGCCGCGTTCGGCGCGAGCATGTACGTCCACCTGTTCGCCTTCTCCGGCACGTCGGTGACGATCAAGCTGCAGGACTCTTCGGACAACATCACGTTCACCGACGTCGCCGGGACCAGTCTGACCACCCTGGCGCTGACCGTGCCCGGCGCCGTCCGGGTCACCGTGCCGAACACGACCACACTCCGGCGGTATATCGCGATTGGCACGGTCGGCACGTTCACCAACGCCGACTTCGCCGTCAACGTCCACAAGTTCGAGATCGCGGGGGTCGTGTTCTGATGCCACTGTTCCGGATCCCGCCGGCCCTCCCGGCGGCGGCGATGAAGACGTACCAGATCGCGGCCCCGCTGGCTACGCACTGGCGGAAGGCCACCTGCGAGGAATATGGCTGCGAGCAGTACCAGCACGGCTGGCAGACCACGGTGGACGAGTCGACGGAGCTGGGCCAGCGGCAGGCGTACTACATCCGGCACGACCGGTCCAGGAAGCGCGCTGAGCAGCGCGCAGAGGGCGGCCTGACCGTGTTCGTGTTCGGGCCGGGGCAGACATGCTTCCGGCCGCACCAGATCCTCACGGGGCGTCCTGAGCGGTTCCTGGTGACCGGCGGGGACTTCAGGGGGAATCCGCTCGGCACCCGGCCGAGAGAGCATGTCCGCCCAGATGACTGGGTGGAGGACATGAGCGAGACGCTCGACGATATCCGCACAAGGGCGGAGAGAGGCTAGACAATGGCCAAGACCACCGGGATTTCCTGGACTACGTGCGGCGTGGGCGATTCCAGCAACTCCGTTCAGGACATCAGAAACGACATTACGAACCTGCAATTCGCGATGCCGAGAGGTGTGCAGGATGTCACCGGCATAGATAAGGCCGGGATCGAGCGGCTGCTGCTCCTGGCCGATTTCAGCATCACCTTGAACGGGGTGTTCAACTCGACGGCGACCACCAGCGAGCATGCCGTGTTCAAGACGGTGCCGTCCACTTCGGTGCTGCGGACGGTCAACCTGACGGTCACCGGCAGCGTGGCGGCGAACCTGAACCAGGCGTCGGCGATCCTGTTCACCGACTACCAGCTGTCCCGCCCGCAGACCGGTGAGTTCACGTGGTCGGTGCCCGGTGTCCTCGCCAGCGGCGCCGTGCCCGCCTGGACGTGACCTTTGAGCCGATATCAGCGCAAGCGGAAGCTGTACCAGCTCCGCTTCGAAGACCACCCGGGTCTCGAAATCACCATGCGGGGCCTGTCGATCGACGGGTTCATGGCCCTGGCGCGGTCCGCAGCGAAGATGCAGGGCCTGGACATATCCGCGCTGAAAGGCCCCGAGCTGGAACAGGCCATGGACGATATCGACAGCCTGTTCACCCGGTTCGCGGCGTCGCTGAAGGCGTGGAACCTCGACGACGAGTACGGCCGGCCCGTCGAAGCCGGCCTGGACGGGGTCCGCGGCCAGGAACTCGACTTCATCCTGGAGATCACCATCGCGTGGATGGACGCGATCGCATCAGTGGACCCTACCTTGCCGCAGCCTGCGAACGGGCACGGGACTTTCCCGGAGGAGTCCATTCCGATGGAACCACTGTCACCGAGCCCGGCGAGCTGATCGAGGCGAAGACGATCCTCGGCCTGTGTGACCGGTTCGGGTGCCTGCCGTCGCAGCTGGCCGCCGAGGACGCCGCGATCCTGCGGCTGCTGAAGATCGAGGAACTGGGCGTGAGACGGGAGGAGGTGCCCGACCTTGGCTGACAATGTGGTGCAGATTACGGTCACGTCGAAGAACTCGACGAAGGCCGGGTTCCAGGGCGCCAAGGCCGACGCCGAGTCCGCCGCGGGCGGGATCGCGGCGATCTTCGAGAAGATGCATGGCAAGATCGGCAAGAGCATGGCGGGCCTTGCGGGGGGTCTCGGCGCGGCGGGCGGGATCCTGGGTGCCGGGTCGGGGCTGCTGGCCATGGCGGGG